TACGGTTACCTCGCTATCTACTTGGCTAAGTCAGGTAAGGGCGTTCGCAAGTTCAACCTTACATAATAGGTTACTAAGTCGCTGGAGGGGTAATGCCCTTTTACCCCTCCAGTCTTTAGAAAGGATAACAATGAGCATCACGACAGTAAGCGAGTTACGCACCGCACTTGGTGTTGGCACTCTCTATCCAGACGCGACCCTACAGTCTGTCTGCGATGCTGCCGATAATGTCTTGTTACCTTTTCTATGGACTAACACGACTCCAGTTATCGGGCATAGCAATACAACCAACACCGGCACTTCTTACTTTCAGGATAATGTCCAAGATGTGTTCTATGTTGGACAGACTATAAACATCACCGGCTGCGGAAGTAAGCACAACGGTAACAAGACAATAACTGGTGTAGGCGAGTATCAAGTTACTTATGCGATCACAGGTAATAACAATGTTGCCGCGCCTTATCACCCGATTAACCCTTATGGCTCAGCAGCGGCAGATACCTATGTTGATTACACAACTATTCCAGCGATCCAAGAAGCCAGCCTAATGATCTCGATCTCTATCTGGGGCAGCCGCCAGTCCAACTCTGGTTCTGCGATGGGGCCAGACGGAACTATGACTTCAATTTACGCCATGTCGAACCAGTTGCTAGGCAGAGTGCGTGGGCTTATTGCTCCGTATATCTCGCCTAACTCGATGGTTGGCTAACCATGGCAGCGATCTCCACACTTCGCGCCACTATTGCAGCAGCGCTCGTAGATAATTCACTCTGGTCGGTTTTCTCATTCCCGCCTGCTACACCTATCGTTAATAGCGTAGTTATAAGCCCGGCTGATCCTTATGTAACTCCTACCAATAATGGCCGCAATACTGTTGCGCCACTTGCTAACTTTAATATAAATATATTCGTGCCGCTTCTGGACAACGAAGGTAACTTAAACGGTATTGAGGATATGTTGGTTGCAGTCTTTAATAAACTGGCAGCATCCTCGATCGTCTATAATGTGGGAGATGTGAGCGCACCTAGCGTTCTCAATGCTACATCGGGCGATCTATTGACTTGCTCCCTGCAAGTCTCAGTCCTAACGAGTTGGAGTTAAAATGACCCTTGAACAATGGGAAAAAGACAACACAGCGTTCCTGATCAAGATCGGTCAGATCGCTCCAGCAGCACCTAAACCAGCAACTAAGAAAGATGAGGAATAACCGATGGCAGTATATCTAAGCAACGGAGTGGTTCTTACTGTAAATGCGGTAGACCTCTCAACACTAGTAAGCAGCGTTACGATCAACCGATCATTCGATGAACTCGAAGTTACAGCGATGGGCGATAGCGGACATAAGTTCGTTAAGGGCTTGGAAGCATCATCTATCACTATCGACTTCTTTAACGACGAGGCATCAGCCAAGACTCTACAAACCTTGAACTCAACATGGGGAACTAGCACGACCGTTACAGTCAAGCAGACTTCTGCTGCTGTCTCAGCAACTAACCCAATGTACACAATGTCCTGCCTAGTCAATAACATCACACCAGTTAACGGCGCAGTTGGAGACATCTCTACTCAGTCAGTTACTTGGACTGTTAACGGAACTATTGCAGTTACATCAGCGTAATCACTAACTAAGGGGCAAAAAATGGCACGACTAAAGGTAACAAGGGCAGACGGAAGCATCAACGAGTACCAGATCACTCCGGCGATCGAGTACGCCTTCGAGCAATATGCTAAGAAGGGCTTTCATAAAGCCTTTAGGGATGACGAGAAGCAGAGCGATGTGTATTGGCTGTGCTGGGAGTCCATTCGTCGGTCGGGTGAAACCGTTAAACCATTCGGGGAAGCGTTCCTAGATACCTTGGCGCGAGTCGAGGTTCTAGATGACGAACCTTTAATGTAGCGCGGGAGTCCTTCACCTATCTCGTAGCGAGACTATCGCTAGAGACTGGACTCTCGCCACAGACTTTAATTGAACTAGACCACACAATGTTCAGGACTTTACTTCAAGCCCTGAAGGACAGAGCGAAGGAGCAAGCGGATGCCAACAGAAGTAAAAGGCGCAGATAAACTCCGTAAAGCCCTAAAGCAATTTGAGCCTGATCTAGCGAAAGAAACCACTAAAGAACTTGGAGTCTTGCTTAAACCTATCGCCGCTAAGGCGCGTGGTTACATGCCATCCGAGTCTCCTTTAAGTGGTTGGGCAGTCAAGCCCAACAGTAAAGCCAAGTTTCCAACCTATGACCCAACTGTGGCCAAGCGTGGCGTTAGTTATAAGACTTCACCTAGCAAGCCTAATCGTCGAGGCTGGAGATCTCTAGTATCTATTCTTAACAAGTCTGCTGCTGGTGCTATCTACGAGACGGCCGGGCGCAAGAACCCCGGCGGTAACTTCTCGCCTCGTTTAGGCGGAGATCCTAAAGGTCGCGACAAGATGGAAGGCCGCTCAATTTTTCGTGCATGGAATGAGGATCAGGGCAAGACTCAGGGCGCGGTAATTAAAGCGATCGAGTCATCAGCCGATAAGTTTAATAAGAGAACTCCTAAGGTGAACTAATGGCAACTAATGTAAAGATAGATATTGCTGCGGAGTTCGTTGGCAAGAAGGCTTTTACCGATGCGGCTAAGCAGACTATTGGACTTAACAACCAAGTTAAGACACTCGCTAAGTCTTACCTAGGATTATTTACAGTACAGCGTTTAGGTCGAGCAGGCTTTAATGCCGCTAAGGCATTCGCTGAGGATGATAAAGCAGCCAGAGTATTAACTCAGTCCCTTGATAACTTGGGCTTAGCATTCGCTGATCCTGCTGTTAAGACTTTTATTGCAGATCTAGAAAAGCAGTTTGGCATCCTCGATGACCAGTTACGCCCAGCGTACCAACGCTTATTAACTACTACAGGTGATGTTGCTAAGTCTCAATCCTTACTCCGCACAGCCTTAGACCTATCAGCAGCAAGCGGTGCAGATGTTGTATCTGTTGCCGGAGATCTATCTAAGGGTTATGTAGGCCAGACTCGCGCCCTTGCTAAATACGGTATTGGATTAACTCAGGCTGAACTAAAGGCTATGGACTTCGAGCAAGTTCAGGAGCGCATTAACAGCCTATTCGGTGGACAGGCTACAGTTGCGGTCGATACCTATGCAGGCGCGTTCGCTCGCTTATCAGTTGCATCTAATAACGCTCAGGAAATTATTGGCGGCGGTCTAGTCGATGCGCTTGCAGCCCTTGGCGGCGGCGGAGAAGGTGGATTAACTAACACTCTAAACCTTATCGAAAAGACTTCTACAGCCCTTGCAACCTTTATTCGTAAGTTCGGAGTCGGTCTAGGTGTAAGCGGAAAGATCCTTACTGGAGACTTTAGCGGCGCACAGGCGTTAGCCAATGCAGAAAAGAACCGAGGTAAAGACACCTCAGGATTAACGCCAACTATTAAGGCTGAACTAGCCAAGGCTGCGGCTGAGAAAGCATCTGCTAAGAACCGCACCGCGTTAGTCAAGACAACTAAAGAGCAGACTAAAGCAATTAAAGAACAGACAGCGTTAACCAAGGCTGGCACTCTGTTTGATATTCAACAGACTCAGATCATCGCAGCGCTTAAAGGTGAAGTATCAGCCGAGGAGCGCAAGCGCCTAGAACTGCAACTGGCTATCCTTACTGGCAACACATCAGAGGCATCTAAACTTGCCGGAGAACTTGCTAAGGCTCAGGGTCTATCTGAAAAGTTAGCGGCTTATCTTGCCGATATTCCAAGTGCTAGTAATCCATTCACAGCATGGAAGTCTTATTTAGATATGATCGAAGCGCAGGTTCGCCGCATCGCAACAGTAAGCCCAGCACCAGTTACTTCTATGGCAACAGGTTATGGCGTTACTGGCGTTCAATACGACTTGCCTAATGGCTCAGTACAGACAAGCGCAGCAGGCGTTGACTTCGTGGTAAATGTAAACGCTGGTTCTATTATTGCTCAGGAAAGCCTGCAAGATGTTCTGAGAGACACTCTGCTTGATGCTTCGCTATCCGCTAAGTTCTCTGCGATATTCCGTCAAGGCGGTTCATTCGGCCCATGACGCTACCTGCGCAGATCGCTGTCTCCTTCGACTTTACTTCTGGTGCTACCTTCGGGTATCCCTTTACTATTGGCGATGAGAAATATGGCGTTCTAGGCACAGGCACACTTGCTGCCAGCAGTACTCCAGAACCAACCGTTGACCTAACTCCCAATGTCCGCCAGATCAGTATTAAGCGTGGTCGCAATATCATGCGCGACACTTACGAGTCTGGCTCATGCACAGTACGAGTCATAGATCCTGATGGTTCGTTTAACCCGCAGAATGTAAACTCGCCTTACTTCGGTTTCTTGACTCCGCTCCGCAAGTTGCGCGTGTCTGCAACTGTTGGTGGCGTGGGTTACTTCCTATTCTCTGGCTATACGACAGAGTATAAATACACCTACCCGCAAGGGCAGGAGATCGGCTATGTCGACATAATC